TCATGGGATAGCCAAGGCTTCGACGGAGGCGCGGACGTGGACGCCGCGGGTCGAGGGGTGCGTGTAGATCATCGTCGTCTCGACGTTGACGTGGCCGAGGATGTCTTGGACGGCGCGAATATCTACGCCGCTCTCCAGGAGGTGGGTCGCGTAGGCGTGGCGCAGGCGGTGAGGTGTCGCGACACCGAGGAGGCCGACGCGGTCGGCGGCGTCGCGCATGGCGGTCTGGAGGGTTTTGTCGTGCAGGCGCCAGCGGACGATGTGACCGAGGCGGGGATGGCGGCAGCGAGACGGCGCGGCAAAAACAAAAAACCACGGCCAGGCGAGGCCGTAGCGGGGGCATTTATTAAAAAGTGAATCGGGCAGCGCGACCGGGATGCGGTCGAGTTGATCGCGTTGCCAGAGGGTTTTGACGCGGTCGAGCTGGGCGCGCAGCTCGGGGAGCATGGCGCGAGGAAGCGGGACGACGCGGTCTTTGCCGCCTTTTCCATCGCGGAGGAGGAGTTCGGACTGCTCCCAGTTGATGTCTTGCACGCGGAGATCGAGGACGTCGCCGATGCGCATGCCGGTGTGGTAGAGAAGACGGGCGATCAGGCGGTAAGGATAGTCGGGCGTGTCCACGACCGCGGCAATCAACTCGCGGACCTGGTCGCGGGTGAGGACGTGGGGCAGGCGCTCGGCACGCTTGGGTTGGGGAATGTCACCGAGGCGGCCGAGAGGTTCTTTGCGGACCTCTTTGTAATAATAAACGAGGGCGTTTAAGGCCTGCTTAAGAGTTGTGCCCGAACGTGGACTGGGACCGGAGACGAGTTGTTTGAGATAGCCGGTGACGCGGGCGGTGGCATCTGGCGCGGTGCGAGCCTCGGGGCTCATCGCGAGCCAGATGCCGTAGCGGCGGACCCACATGGTGTAGCTCCGCTCGGTGGTAAGTGCCCACTTGCGGACGCGGATGTCGGATCGAGTCGCTTCAATCTGAGCCTCGATGGCCGCCTGCTGTTTAGCGGTGAGACGGAGCCAGCGAATGCGGGTCATCGAGAGTTTCATGATATACGAACTCGGGTTCCAGAATCACCTGTTGGGCAAAGTCATCGCGTGGATAGAGTCCACCGCCTGTTGTGCGCTGTTCGTGGTGCGGTCGATCTTCACGGCTACGCCCTTGATTCCGCAGTGGAGCGTCTCCGTGTCGTCGTCGCGTTCTGTCACCCAGCACGCGGTCGCCATGTTTCGCCATTTGCGCACGCCCTTGATGCCGACGCGGCATTTCTCCCAGCCTTCAGGTAGTTTTACTTTCATGTTATTTGTGAGGTTAAAGTTTCGATCCTGCCCAACCACGCACTACAGAGAACGCGGGCAATCGCCCCTTTGCGTATGGGAGCCGTCCTCCGCGTCTCTGACCGCGACGTTCGGCAGAATCATTCCCACTCCTCGGCGAGCGCGGCGAAGCATTGATCGTAGCGCTCTGCGTCGGCGCGCTCTAGGTCGCCGGTGAATCCGTCGTCTTCGGCCTCGCCAGCGGCTTCCGTGCGGGAGTTGCGCAGGGCCGCGAGGATCGCCAGTATTCCGACGATTTCGGCAGGCGCGGCGTCGTTGCTCAGCGTTTGCGCGGCGGTGTCGATTTCCTCTTGCGTGAGGGAGTCGGCGAGCGCGGCGAGGATGCGTTCGCGGTTGAGGAGCGGCGAAACAGCCGAACCAGTTCTTGGATCCAATTCGGCTGCTTCTTGCGGATTTTTAGTGCTCATAATTTGGGTGGTAAATTGCCGGCGGAACTACGATCCCGCCGAATTGCTCACGATGGTGTTCTGCAAAGCCAGTTTATCGAGGATCGATCGGCAAAGCGCGTAGAGCTGCGCGAAGCGTTCGGCACGCGAGCGCTTCTTGTATTCGGCTTCGTGCGGTAAGTCGTGCACCTCCCAGCCCATCGCGTTGATGACTTCGGACATCGCCCGGCAGTCGTCGTCCGATTTCGGATCGAAACCGTAGGTCGTGAACTGATCCAGCTCCGCCTCGCATCCGTATTCCGTGAGGCTCGCGTCGAGCAGTTTGCTGCACGATTCACAGAAGGGCGTGGAGTCGCTTTCGGAGCGCCAGCCCCCATCTACGCAGTAGTCGGCGCTGGGTTCTTTTTCGAGCAGCTCGGCCACCTTCTTGGTCGCGCATTCGTAGCAGTAGCTGAGGCCCTCGTCGTGGCCATGTATCCAGTGCTCATCGTCGGCGGTCATTCGGGCCGCTCCGGCGTTGAAGAGCGCTTCGACTTGCTCGCGTTCGGACTCGGACAACGGAGCAGAACCATGCCCTACAGACAACGATCCGCAGGCTTCCGGTGATTTTAAGATTTCAAGCGTTTTCATGATATTGGTTTATTGCTGCGGATCGCGTCTGACGGCGGCGTTCGGCTCCAAGATGCGGGCGAGGGCTTGGTCGCGGTCGGTGGTGGTGGTGAATTGCGGTTTGCCGTCCGGCGGGAGCGGGAGGGAATACCACTGGTCGGTGGTGAGGGACTTGGCCTCGATTGTGAGATTGGCGCCGCCGGAGCGCACGGCGCGGCCTTCGCGTTGCAAGATCTCGCGCATGTAGTCGGCCCACTCGGGGAGCGTCAGCGCGGCGAAGGGTTTTGGTGCAGTGCTCATATCAGGCTCCTCCTTTCGTGTCGGGCAAATCGGGCAGTGTGGCGCGGAAGGTGTCGCCGACGTTGCTTCCGGTGGCACCGGGGACGCGCTGGATCTCGATGTCGTCGATGGTTTGGACGTTGGACTCATCCATGCGGAAATACTTATACGCGGCCGCGCGCACCGCCGAGGTGACGAGCGACGTGGAGGATGCGGTCTTGGCTCTCTTGCCCTTGCCGGCGCGGGCGACGAAGCAATCGGACGCGTAACGAGTGGTGACGATTACGGTCTTCATTTCTTGGCGGGGACGAGGGACACGGTGCGCATGGCTTTGAGGCCGAAGGCCACGGCGAGTTTGCCCATGACGAGGTCGCGGAAGGCGCGCTCCTCGTCGTTGGGGCGCTCGATCTTGGCGACGGCCTCGAAGGAGCGCACGTCGATCGCACGTTCCTGCACCGCCTCTTCGCCGAGTTGCGGGAGTTCGGAGACGACGGGCAGGCGCTTCATGACGGCGACGCGGAAGTCGCGCTCTTTGTCGCTCGGATACTCGATGCGGGTGGCGGCCTCCAGCACGCGGGTAAGTTGCGCACGCGTGATGGCGGTGTGGTTTTTGGTCTTGGTCGTGGACATGGTCGGTGGTGGTTGAAAATTACGGCTAAAAATTCCCCGAGGTGCTTCTCGCCTTACCTAAGCTCGCGTCCTGGTGTCGGCCCTTGCGGGCGGGTCATGTTGAATTTCAGTCCAGCTAGCCGGATGTGGTTTTATTTGCGGCGGCGGGCCGGCGCGTCGGTGGGGATTTCGTTGTCGGTGGTGAGCATGAGCACCGGGGTCTTCGTCTTCACTAAGAGCTGGGATTCCTTGAAGTGTTTGGCGGGGACGTTCTCCAGAGCTTCGCCGACCGTGCGCACGGGCATGAGGCGGCCTTTCTTCGTAGTGTTGAACTCGTAGGCGGCTTTGCAGATGCGGTCCTGAGTGGTGAGCGCGGATTCGTTCTCCGGCACCTGGAGCACCCAGCCGGCGAAGTTGTTGCCCTTGGGCAGACGGCCGTCCGGATCGGAGATCAGGATCACGAATTGTTTTTTGATGGCGGGCGCCTTCTCTTCGTCCACCTCGGGCGAGGTGAGGAGGTTCATTTCCTCGACGATGGTGCGGAGGAGAGCGGGCTCGACCTCGTTGCGTTTCAGGATTTCGGCGACTTTGTTTGTGTCGATTTTAGGCATGGCTGTCGGTGTGTTTGAGTTGGGTGCTGACGTTAAACGGTGGCGGCGAGCTGGGCGGGGGCGCCGGCTTTGCGCATCTGGAACTCGGGGACGAGATCGAGGGTGGCGCGGTAGTGGAGGTGGATGAGTTGGGCGTCATCCGGTGCGGGCGAGAGGCCGAGCCCGTCGCTGCGGTAGTGGGTCGTCACGCCCAGGGCCGGTCCCATGTGGCAAAAGCCGGCGGAGCGCACGTCGGTGAATCCGAGCTGGGCGGCGTTTTGGGCCAGTTGCTTGTGGGTGACGGGGGCCAGCCCGAGAAAGGGCTGGGCGGTGCCGTCAGGATTGGTGGCGATGATGTAGCGCATGGTGAATCAGGCGGGGATGAGCTTGCGGCGGGTGTTGGCGAATTTGCTGACGGCCAGAAGAGGGAAGATTTCTTCGGCGGTGACGGAGAGCTGAATGGCGGCGTCCTGCGCACCGGCCTGAGCTTCGGCGATGGCAACGGCATCCCTCTCGCCGGTGGCGGGGTCGGGGTTGCGGTGGATCTCTTCGATGGTGTCCAGGGCGCCGGTGATCTGGGCCAGCTCGGTGACCATGCTGCACGCGAGGCGGCGGATGTGGGTGATTTGTGCGGGTGTCATGGCTTAGCGCGTGAGGGCTTTGACGCGGCGGACGAGGCGGCCGGACATGCTGGGTTGCGGGATGGGTTTGCGGGCGGGCTTGCGCGCCGGAGTGACGGTCGGCTCTTCGCCGCGGCGGATCTCGCCGGGTTCGTAGTTGCGGCGAGCGATGGCAAAGGCGTCGCTCTCGGTGGCGTAGTTGCCTTCACCGTCGCCGGCGCGGTCGCCGAGAATGCCGATCTCCCAGCCGCCGCGCCCGTTGAGGCGGGTCTCGTATTTGAATTTTGAAGACATTTTAAGGTGTGCTTAAGCGGGGGGTTAAAAATCAGTCGGCGAGATAGGTGCGTAGGTGGGCGGCGCGGTAGGGCTTGTTGGCGGCGTTGGCCAGGCGGTGGCCTGCCTGGAGCGCCTGGATGAGCGGCCGCACCCTGCCCTTCTCCTGCACGAGGGTGCGCAGGCGGGGCATCAGCTCCTCGATGTCGGCCTCCTCGACTTTGAACGTGCGGCAGAACCGGCGGATGTCCTCGTCGTTGGTGAACTCGTCGAGGCGCAAGATCTCGCGCTCGCCCCCGATGCGGCCGATGAACTGCTCGAAGAAGGCGCTTTTGAGCGCCTCCTCGAATTTGTCGGCGTCGGGCGTCCAGCTGATGATGATCGTGCAGCCGGTGTCTTCCTGGAGCTCGAGGAGAAACTCAAAGATCGGCTGATACGAACCGTTCTTCACGGAGCGGCACAGGCAGCGCTGGATGTTGTCCACGATCAGCGTGCGGCGAGGCACTTTGAAATGCTTGCGGATGAAGTCGCGGCGCTCGGCGCGGCCGTCGCTCTTGGCGGAGCCGAGGATGTCGGAGAGCTTGTGGATGAACTCGCTCAGGGAGGGCAGCGGCGGGGCCTCCATGCGGATGATCGTGCCCGGCTCCTCGCGACGGATCAGCTCGTTGAACGAAGCGGATTTCTGTGAGCCGGTGTAGCCCACGATGGCGCCAAATTTGCAGGACGTGTAGGAGACACGCTTACGCTGCACGTATTCGTTGATCTTCTCCCACACGGTGGTCTCGGTGAAGATGACCTTGGAGATCTGGCGGGCGAAGGTGAGGCGCAGTTCGACCTGCGTCCACAGCTCGCGGAGGTTGCGCCAGGAGCCTTGGACTTTGCCGTCGCCATCGACGCGGAAGTAGCGGCCCGTGAGCAGTTGGTAGTAATACTGGCGGTCGTAAGTGAAGCCCATGGCGCGGCATTTCTCGGTGACGAGCTCGATGTTGGAGTCGCAGCAGAAGTGGGCGTAGTCGAGCATGCCGAGGGTGGGCTCGATGGCCTCCTGCGGGTAGGCGAAGCGCTTGGGATTCTCGGTGCCCGAGGTGATCCATTCGCGCAGTTGCGAGGCGGTGGGGAGGGTTTCTTTGGTGGCCATTGGTCGGTGTTGGTTGGTCGGAGTTGGAAAAAGTGGAGAGCTGGGAAAAATCAGAGGCCGGTCATGGTGGCGGCCTGGGTGGTGATGGAGGTGAGGGTCTTGTCGGCGGCCTCGCGTTTCTTGGTGGTGCGTTTGGTGGAGGCGGCGCGGGTGGTGCGGACCTCGGCCGCGCCGGCCTGCATGGAGAGCGTGGCGCGCTCGGCGGGCGTGAGCTGCATGCGGCCGGCCTCGATGTCGGCGGCGGCGGTCTCCAGCACTTCGCGGTTGTGCTGCTCGGCGGCGAGACGTTCGCCGGCGCGGCCGGCGGTGCGCGCCTGGATATTGTCGAGGAGCACGCGGTTGGCGGCGGCGTTTTCCTTGCTGGCGGCTTTGTAGGCCTCGCGGTCGAGCGGGTTAAACCCATCGACGCGGGGCAGCGTGGCGACGTGGCGGCCCGCCTCGTCGAAGAGGTGGATGCAGTCGGCGCGGTCTTCGTCGAAGTGGGCGGTGAAGGTGAGCCCTTCCTTGGCGAGAGCCTTGTCGGTTTTCCTAAAAACGTGGCCCTTGCCGTCGATCTGGAGCTTCACCTCGAAGGGCTTTGCCAGGGTCACGGTGCGCTTGGCGTTGAGCAGCGGGATGAGCGACAGCTCGGAGAGCGAGATGCGGTCGAGACCGGCCCAGCGGCGGGCGCGGCGCTCGGCGGGGGACTCCATCACCTCACGCGTCTGCACCGCGTCGTGGACGGCGGGCGGGAGGGCGCGGAGATCGGCCCAGTCGCGCCACGTGTCGCCCTCGGTGAGCCTCCACTGGGGCACGCGGTCGAAGCCTTGCAGGCGGTGGTCGCGGCGGTGGTTGATGCGGTTGATGACATCGACCAAAAAATCGTTGGCGCGGGCCAGCGACGGGAACGGCATGGAGAGCTGGTCGCGGTAGAAATCGGGCAGGAGCTCGGCGGCTTTGTAGAGGGTGAGCGCGGCCTCCTTCCTTTTCTCGAAATCGCCCGTCTTGCCTTCGAGCTGGTTGCGACCGAACTGGCCGGAGAGACCGGCGCACTCGTTGTGCAGGAGGTTGAAGAAGGCCTCGATCCAGCCCTTGTGCCACGGCTGGCCGTAGCGCTCGGAGTAGGCCCCGAGGAAGGCAGTGCGCTCGGTGACGCTGGTGCGGTGGACGATGATCCGGCCCTCGCTCATGGCGTGGAGCCATGCGGCGTCTTCCTTGGAGACGGAGGCCGCGCCGCTCTCGACCAGGAGGTTGAGAGGATAATCGCGCGGGATGCCATAGTCGCGCAGGAGATAGAACAGGAGCTGGCGCACCTCGCCGCGCATGAGCCCTTCCTCGCCGCCGTCTTCCTTGGCGAGGACGGGCTTGGTGTAGTGGCTGAGCAGATACGCGTCGCCCACGTCGAGGCAGAAGACGCCGCGCAGCTTGCGCACGCCGCCCTCGGCCATGACGCGGAAGTCGAGCTGCGCGTCGTCGAAGGTGAGCAGCTCGTGCGGGCGGAGCTGGTTGCGGTCGCGCAGGATCTGCGACAGACCGGCGTGGGCGGCGAAGAGACCGTCGCGCACGATGATCGTCTCGACCTTGGCGGGCATGTGGGCGAGGAGGTTTTCGTAGGACCAGCCGGCGGGGATGTCTTCGGGGCACTCGACAGGAAGCGGGCGGCCCTTGAACTTGGCCTGCCACCAGCGGCGCCAGGTGCCCATGCCGCCGATCTCGTCGCCCCGGCGCCAGCGGCGGAGGAGCTCACGGTAGGCGGGGCGGGCGGCGCGCTGGTTCTCCTCGGCGAGGGCCTGCCAGTAGCGGATGAACTCGGGCGAGAGATTACCGCGCTGGTGCTCCTCGGCCGGGAGGTGGTAGGCCGGGACGAGCTTGCGCCAGTCGTTGCCGGCGGCGCGGAAGGAGAGGTAGAGCCGCTTGAGCTGGTGTGCGGAGCAGCCGCGCAGGTGGGTGAGACCGCGGGCGATCTCGGCGCACTCGGCCTTGCGGTTGCGGGCGAGGTGTATGCGCTCCATGCAGCAGAGCAGCAGCTCGCACCGGGAGCGGGCGGCACTGGGGATCTGCGTGTCGAACAGCTCGCGGTCGGCGGCGGGGACAAAGAACAGGCGGCGGGAGTTGTCGAGGAGCTGGCTCATGAGCGGCCTCCCTTCTGGCTGCGGCGCTCGGTGGCGATGGCCTGGTCAACGAGCTTGCGCACGTCGAGGAGGAGCGACGACATGCGCTCCAGCTTGTGCAGGGGCAGGCACGACCACTGCGGGATGCGCAGGCCGGAGGCTTCGAGCATGTCGAGCCAGGCGGTCCACTCCTTCTCGTTGGCGGCGCGGGTGGCCTCCTGTGCTTGGGCGATCTCGGCGGCGGTCATGTCGGCGGCGGCCTTGCGACGCCCGCCCAGGTCGCCGCCCTTGGCGGCGGCACCCATGCGGGAGACGAGGCCGAGTTCGAGCTGCACGGCCTTCATGTTTTTCTCCTCGAGGAAGGAGAGCGCGCCCTCGATCTTCTTGCGGTCGGCGGCGGGCAGGGCCTCGACCGGCTCGGTGAAGAGGGCGATGTCGATCTTCTCGCGCTCGGCGACGGCCTGCGCCACGTCGCGGATGCGGCGGGCTTTGCGCTCGTCGATCTCCGGCGCGTAGGTGTCGAGGAAGCCCTTAAGGCCGGAGCCTTTTACGTAGCGGCCGCGCTCGCGTTCATTTGACGGCAACGATGCCGTCAAATGGGTTTCCAGCTGCGCGAGCATCGCGCCGAAGTGGAGGATGGCCCCCCAGGCGTTGATGGCGCGGTTGTAGCGAAGGGTGAGTTCGCGGCCCAGTTCTACGTTGGCGGTTTCGGAGGGGTTAAGGAGTTCGGTGGACATTTTTAAAGGTGGCTTAAAGGGCTTTGGAAACGGGGGCGGAGACGGCGGTGAAGGAGGTGGGATGGCGGTCGAAATGTTGCATGACCTCGATGAGGCCGGGGGTGGTGGCGCACTCGATGGTGGCCTGGTAGCCGCGCCCGTTGAACCAGTAGGTCGCCGAGTAGCGCGTGAAGCCTTGGGGGCGGGCCGCCACCCGGCGCACGACGCAGCCAGGCAGGAACGGGATGGCATTGGGGAGACAGGGGTGCATGGCTCAGATGGCGGCTTTGACGATTTCGTGGAGGGGCGCGCCGAGGACTTCGGCGATGGCGAAGAGGTCATCCATGGTCGCGTTGATCTCACCGGCCTCGATGCCGGCCCACAGGTCGGCGTCGATGCCGGCGCGGGCGGCGAGGGTCATGATGTCCAGGCCGAGCTTTTCGCGGCGGGCGTGGATCTCGACGCCGATGCACTTGAGCGTGTGGCGCGTCTCGGGGGAGAGGTGTTGGGTGCTCATGGCTCAGGCGGCGACGCGGGCGGAGACAGGGATGCGGTTGCGGATCACGTCGGGATCGACGGTGCATTCGGAGCGGTTGCAGGCGAAAAGCTCGGTGGATAGCTTCGTCTCGATCCCAAGCGGAATCATCGGACGGTGGTTATCTCCGCAGGTGACGCAGGCGCACCCATTGAGCTGCTCGGCGTTCAGCAGGCCGGCGTTCTTAGCTTCGGCAGCGGCGACATTTTTTTCCATCAGCTCGAAGAACTCGCGGGCCGGAGCGTTGGGGCGGTCCACAGCCCGATACTGCATGTTGCCTATGAGCCGCCAGATCACGGCGCTCTGGTCGTCCTTGGGCAAATCAGCCAGGCGTTTGGTGATGGCTTCAACGCGTTCGTCGGTGAAGGGCGCAGTTTTTTTATTATTGGTCGGTGTATTCATGGTCTGGATATGGTCGGTGGTCGGAAAAATTCAGCGGGCGCGTTTGCGGGTGCGGGTGGCGACGGCGGTGGCGATCACGGTGTCGAGGGCCTCGGGGGAGAAACTGGCGATGATGGCGAGGATGCGGCCGAGGCGTTCGGCCTCGGGGGCGGTGCGGCTTTCGAGGAGGGCGAGGAGCACGTCTTCGCGGGTGAGCCATTGCACGCGGTGGCGTGCGACGGCGGCGCGCACCGAGGAAAAATTGAACCGGCTGCCGAAGAGGGCGCCGCTCTCCAGCCCGTTGCGGATCGACTGGATCGAGACGGGCTTGCCGGCGTCGTCGCTAAGGATGCGCGCCACCTCATCCAGCCGGAATTTCTCGCGCCCGGCGGGGAGCAGGAAGTCGAGCATGAGCTCGGGGCGGTTGAGAGTGGGCGCGGGCATGGGGTTTAGCGTTGAGCGGCGGTGGTGTTTCGGGCTTGAGGACGGAAGCGCTCCCGCCGATTCTGGCGTGCATGAGCGAAACTGAAGACGGACTTGGCCGGGATGATTTCCACGCGACCCTCGACGCCCTCGTGACCGTGGGTTGGGTTAAAGCCTGGGCGCGGCGCGGCGACGGCTACGCCATTGAGTGGACGGCCATCGGCTTGGAGCGTAAACGGTGGGTTCGCACGATTGACGAAGAACTTGACCCCAACGCCCGAGCGATGCTGGCGCTTTTCGCAGTATGCACGCAGTTTGGCTGAGCCGGTTTCGACTTCCAGTTTAGAGCGGCGGGTGAGTTTCAGTCCGAAGGTGCGAGCGGTTGTTTTGAGTAGTTTTTTCATGGTCGGAAATTCAGGCGGCCGGACGGGCGGCGCGGAAGTTGAGGAACGCGTTGCGATCAAGACCGAGCTGCCAGGCGTAATAGCGCAGAGTGGTGCTCGGTGGTGTTCCGCCATTTTTCCAGCGGCGGATTGTGGCAGGCGTGACGTCCAAAACGGTGCGGAGGTCGATGCCGCGCGTGGTAGCGACCTCTTCGAGAGTCTGCCAAAATGTTTTGGCCTTGGGTGCAGGGCGGCTTTCGCCGGGGATGACTTCGAGGATCATGGCTCAGGCGGCGGGGCGGTGGGCGTTGAGCAGGCCGGCGAGCTGCAGCTGGTGGGCTCGGGCTTTGGACTTGGGGTTGGGGCGAGCTTTGCGAGGAGCTGGAGCGTGGCGGCGATGCGCCGCGTTCAAAATTTTTGCCTGGGCGGAATTGACGAAGTTCTGGGCGCGCTGGATCTGGGCGCTGCTGAGTGTTTTGGATTTCATGGGCGATCAGGCGGCGGGGCGGTCGTCCGCCGGGGTGAAAAGTGCTTCGGCGGTGGTGCCCAAGGCGGCTGCGATGGCATCGGCGCGGCCTGCGGCGGGGCTGCGCAGGTAGTTGTGGGCGGTGATCACGCTCACACCTAGCTTTGCGGCCAACTGCTCTAGGGTGAGGCCGCTTGCGCGGAACACCTCAGGTGCCCGCAGTGCCCAGGAGCGCCGCACGCGGCAGTAGAAGGGTTCTTCGCGGAACACCCAGCGGTGGCCGTTGCGCGCAATCGCCGGCGTGGTTGCTGCGACCGGCTCCAGGCGACTCGCCACCGAGACCAATTCGGCTGCGCGTTCGCGAAGCGACGCCGCGAGCTGCCTGCGCTGCGCCTCGGGTAGGCCAGCCAGCGTGTCGATCAGGTCGCTGTTCATGCGGCCTCCTTCTTTTTTTGGAGGGCGGCATAGCGCTTCAGCAGGCGGTGGCTCGTGCGCTGGCCGCTCAAGACGAGGTAGAGGTGGATGCGGGTCACCTTGAGGCGGCGCGCATCAGCCGTGATGCCGGGAAAGCGGATCGGCGGGCGCGGATGCTTGCTCATTTGGCGGCGACCTCCGTCTGGATGCCGGCCGTCACCACGATGCTGGTGACGCCGCGAATGGTGCTGCTGACCTTCCAGCGGCGGCCGCTCGGCACGCCGCGCAGAAGCCGCGTCATGCGGATGCCGCCATTGGGAAGCAGGGTCACGCTGTGGAGCAGCGCCGGGGCGGGCGGCTTGCCATCCAGGCTGATCGTGAAGCGGCCGGTCGAGGCATGCACGACGTCGGTGTCGGTTGTGCGGTTTTTTTTCGGTTTCATTTTTGGGTCTGGTTTCGCGGAACGAATCGCGTAACGTCCTAACTAATTAGAACCCGAAATGAACACGTCAACTAAAAAGTTAGATTTAACACCCAGCGGCATTCTAACTTTTCGTAATTCGCTCGGCCTCACCCAAGAGGAGCTTGGGGCGCGTTTAGACGTGTCGGGAAATTACGTATGGATGCTCGAAAGTGGTAAGAAGCCCATCGGCGAAAAAATCGCGCGGCGGTTAAATGATCTCGCGACTGGTGCAAAGTCTGCCGACCCGCTTGAGCTGGAGAAATGGCGTGCCCGCGCAGAGGCGGCAGAAGCCAAACTGGCCGAGCTGAAATCCGAATTATCTTCGCTGCTTAAAAAAATTTAGCCTGACACGTTACGGGGGTAACATAGGGGTGGGGTATGCCGAAAGAAGACGTTCCCCAAGCTGTGCTGGCGGTGTTGGGTCGGGTGGCCATCGCGCTGCTCAAGAGCGGCAGTCTCGATGCCGATAATTGCACCGCCGTCCTCAACACGCTGCATGACCAAGCGGTCGAGGCGGGTGCGCCCCAGTCGGCGCTCGGCGCCATCGACGCAGCCCAAGCCATCGTTGCAAAACACTTCGAATGACACCCGCCGAAATCGAAGCCCTGCTGCTCGGAGAGCACAATGTGCCGCGCGGCACCTCGGTCTTGCGCACGGTCGTCACGACCGAGGGCACGTTTGAGGGAGTCTCGTGGACGGCCGACGTGGATCGGCCTCGGGGCACCGCCCGCGTGCGCATCAAGTTTCTCGACGGGCGGGTGAGGGGCTTCGATGCCGCGCAGGTGCTGTCCATCGAGCCATCGAAATAACGCGATGCCACAAGGACAACCCGTCACGCCTGCCACTCCCGCCCAAGCCGGGTGTTTTATCTTCATCTTTTTCGCGGTGATCGTGCTGGCGTGCTCCACGCTCATGAACAGTTGCGGGAAGTCGGATCGCGACACGCGCTCCATCGAGCAGCGCATGGGACCGAACGGCGGCACATCTTCAGGCTATTCGGCTGGCTACGCTCTCGGTCGCCAGATGGGCCTCAGCGGTGCCGGCAGTCCGACCGACGACGCGTTGCGCAGCATGTCGGCCACGCACGCGCCGGGCGACGAACTCCAGTTCCGCATCGGCTACCGCAACGGCCTGCTCGCCGGTCAGCAGGAACGAGCCGCGAAGTAATCCGCTTCCCCCTCCCGCCCCGACCTTCACCGGTCGGGGCTTTTTGTTTTACAGGCCGGTAATCCTCTTTACTTTTATGGCATGACCACGACGGCCACTCACCTCGACGACCCCCAATACGAGCTGGGCTTGGATTGCGGCCTGCGCAACCTTGACTGGCTCTACCTGCGGAAGTTCTTCGTCGATCTGGAACGCGACTTCGACCAGCAGCGCGCCTACCTGGCCTATCTCTCGACCCGCTGGTTCACCGCCTACGAGATGCTCAAGTCCTACGAGGATTGCGTGATCCTCGAAGGCAAGGCCAACACCTACGAGCACACGTATTTCGCGGCCTGCCTCGCCGAGCTGCGGGGCAAGGGCCTCCACCTCCTCAACCTTGTGCAGCAGAACACTTCCCTTGATCTCAAGGCCGTAGTGGGGTTCGGCCCCGACGACATCACCGCCGTCATCGCCGAACTCGCCACCTCGGAAGGAGCCGCCCATCGCGCCATGACCGAGGCGCGCAAACAGGAACTCGACGCCGTCCTGCGTGCCGCCAACTGATCCCGAGCTGCTCGTCATCCTCGGGCTCATGGCCGATCTGCGCGATGCCCCCCGCGGCGAAAAGGCCGCGCTCGGGAGCATGCTCGAAGCCAGAATCCGGGCCAAGCTGGGTGGGCACGCCACGATCTCGGTCCAGGAAATGCGTGAGCATATCGCCGCCACCTACTTCCCGGAGTATTGGAAAGCGCACCGTTCACGCGGGCGACCCGACTTAAGGAAGTAAGCCCGCCCCGGTCTCCCGAGACCGGGGCTTTTTCATGTCCCGATGAACGGCGGGGCGCGAAAAAGCCGCAAACTAAGCAAGGTAGGAAACCTACGGGTAACGGGTTTTCGCGGGAGCCGGTAAGGTGGAGCCATCACGCCGATGGTCTCTTCCTCTACACCTTCAAGCCTACCACAAAGCGCCCCTGCTTCAAGCGTGCGCCGCATCACCGAGGTCGTCCAAAACATCGAGGGCCTGGCGCTCGACATCTGCCTCTCCGGTCGCCAAGCCGCGCTCCACATCTCGACGACCAAGGGCCGCGTGGTCATACGCCTGCCGCGGTCCGAGGTCGTCGATAAATACATCACCGGTCGCGACTCCAACGGCACGCCCTTTGTGGCCTCCGGCACGGTGATGGAGCGGCTGGTGCAGGACGCGGAGATCACGGCGCCCATCGGCGATGCCGCCGCGCCGCGTGCGCGACTGCCGCACGGCGAGGTGGCGCGCATCTGCCGCGAACACATCTGGCCCGCGCTGGTGGCCAACCCGCTCCAGAACGTCGCGCAGCTCGCCGAGGCCCACGGTCTCAAGCCCGGCAGCGTCACGGGCTGGATCAACGACAACCACCCCGGCGGGGTGGCCACGTTGCGCGGCGCCGAGGTCCACATCCCCCGCGCCGTGGGCGACGCAGCCAAGGCCGCGCAGGGCCTGCCGATCACCAAGCCCGGTGCCAAGTCCCTCTGAATTTCCCTCCCATGAACAAAGACACCATCCTCGGCATCATCCGCCACCTCGCCACCTACGGCGGCGGCGTTCTTACCTCGAAAGGCCTAGCTTCGGCCGACGACATCAGCACGGGCGCCGGTGCCCTCGTCGCGCTTATCGGCGTCGTCTGGTCCATCCTGCAAAAGCGCGCCGCCGCCAAGGCCCTCGCGGCCAAGTAACCGCCATGGCCTCCCTCCTCGGCCTCCTGCTCACCCTGGCCAAGGCCTATCCGGCCCTCGCCCGTCAGATCGAGCAGGTCGCCGAGGAGATTCGCCGCCAGCGCCTCGCCGCCACCCACGATGCAATCGACACCGCCGTCACCGCCGCGCAACGCGCCCCGTGGGCTTGCCCTGCTGCTTGCCCTCACCGCGATGATCGCGACCGGCTGCACGACGCCCGCCCCGCAAGCCCGGCGCTTCCTCCAGCATCCTGAGTTTCCCGCCGCCGCCCAAGCCGCTCCCACCTTTACCCGCGACATCCTCCACGCCCTCGCCGACGCCGAAGCCCGCTCCCGCTAAACTCCGATCTCTCAACTCTCAGATCTCAACTGACCGTGCTCCTCCTCCTCGCCCAAGCCACTCCCGATCCCGTGCAGCTCGCCGGCTTCCTCGGCTGCGTCGCTTTCCTCGTGGGCATTGCCGTAGGTATAAAAAAGCTCCGCGAGAAATCGCCCGAGTCGCCGCTGCGCGTGAAAGCCGACGAGGAGTTCGTGACCACGACCTCCCACGACAAGGACATCCGCGAGATCAAAGAGGAGCTCAAGCGCCACTCCGGCCGCCGCGCCGAAATTTATGAAACCCAGCGCGCGCACGGCGCCGCCCTCGCCGCCCTCGACGAAAAAACCGACCTGATGAACAGCCAGCTCGTCCGCCAGGAGGGCAAGATCGACCGCATCCTCGAACGCCTCCCCCGCCAAACCTCATGAACGCCGCCACCCGCGAACTCTTCCGCCAGAACCTCGTCGCCCAGCTGGCCGCCGCCGGCGCGGTCGGCCTCAAGCCCGCCATGCTCAAGATCGGCGCCAAGGTCGGCGGCTTCGAGCCAACCGATCAACAGCTCGATGACGAGCTGGTGTATCTCCAGGACAAGGGCTTCGTCGCCCCGGTGGACCGCGCCATCTCGCCCGAGATGAAGCGTTGGCGCATCACGGCGGACGGCCGCGACTACGCCGCAAAGGAGGGCCTCGCTTGAGCCGCTCCCACACATCCCTTCCCGCGACCACGCGTCGCGGGGTTCTGGCCAGCGCACAGTCGGTGAAGGTCAAAATCCTGCCGGGTGCCTTGGTCGGCGCCCGGCAGGTCAAGCGCGTCCCCACGCTGTCCGCCTACCGCCTCCCCACCTTCGTTAAGCGCCCGCCGTTCGCCGTCCTCCCTCGTGCCTAATCTCGCCGAACAACATCTCTCCGGCCCCGACTTGCGGGCCATGCTCGACGAGCTCTACCAGCTCAGCGAGTCGCCCACGCTCGCGCAGATCCAGGCGGCGATGGCCAAGCGCGGTATCACCGCGTCGCACGAGAGCGCCCGTTCGGTGAAGAAAAAAAACTTCGCCGAATACCTCGCCGAGGTGAAACGCGCCCGCGAGCTGGGCCAGTTGCTCACCGAGGGCGACGCCGGCGAGAACCGCACCGATGCGGCCGCCGTCATGCTTGCCGAGCAGATCACCGACCAGATCCTCCGCGCGCGCCTCGAAGGCCGCGAGTTGGAGGCCGACGAGATGGAGAAGATGGTCCTCAACGTCTCGCGCCTCCGCGCCGGCGACCAGGCCGCCAAGAAGCTCAAGTCCGATCTCGCGCTCTCCGCCGAGCGCATCACCAAACTCGTCGCCGAGCGCGAGGAACGCGCCGAGAAAAACGCCCGCGCCAAGGCCGCGCTCGACGGCCTGAAGTCCAAGGGCGGGCTCACCGCCGAAACCCTAAAGCGGATCGAGGAGGCCGCTGGACTGCTATGACCGCTCAATTCCCGAGTCCCAAAGCAGCGGATTCCCGGCCCGTAAACGCGCCGGGGGGTATCAAGACCCGTCCCGCCCCCCGTTCGCGCGCTGGTGGCGTTCTTAAGGCAGGCTTAAGAGCGTCCGCCGGAGCCCCGCACGTCCCGACCAAGGGCGCGTTTGGCGGAAAGGCCAGAAACATCCCCGCCAAAAACACCCTCATGCTCGACTACCAGGCGAAGTGGGTGCGCGACCGCTCCCGCCTCAAGCTCATGGAGAAGTCCCGCCAGATCGGCATGACCTGGGCGAGCGCCTACGAGATCGTCACGACCACCAGCCTGGTCGATGCCCAGTTCGACGAGTGGATCACCAGCCGCGACGAGATCCAGGCGCGGCTCTTCCTCGACGACTGCAAGGCCTTCGCCCGCCTGCTCAACATCGGGGCGGAGTATCTTGGCGAGAAAATCCTCGATGACAAAGGCAACAGCGCGCAGGTGCTCCAATTCGCCAACGGTCGCCGGGCCAATTCCATGTCGTCGAACCCCGACGCGCAGGCCGGCAAGCGCGGCGGGCGCAAGATCGACGAGTTCGGCCTGCACAAGGACCCGCGCAAGCTCTGGGCCATCGCCTACCCCGGCATCACGTGGGGCGGGTCGCTCGCCGCGTGGTCCACGCACCGCGGCTCCGCCACGTTCTTCAACGAGCTCATCCAAGAGGTGAAGCACAAGGGCAACCCCAAGGGCATCAGCCTGCACACCGTCACGCTCCAGGATGCGCTCGATGCCGGCCTGCTCTACAAGCTCCAGTTGAAGCTCCCCGCCGACGACGCCCGCATGGCGATGGACGAGGCCGACTACTTCGACTTCATCAAAGCCGGTTGCGCCGACGAGGAATCATTTCTCCAAGAGTTCATGTGCGTGCCGGCCGACGACGCCGGCGCCTTCCTCAGCTATGAGCTGATCGACGGGATCAAATACAAACCCACCGAGCGCTGGGAATACACCATGGCCGAGCTGGCCGCGTGCAAGAACCCGCTCTACCTCGGCGGCGACATCGGCCGCGTGAAAGACCTGACCTGCTTCTGGGTCAACGAACACCTCGGCGGGGTCCACTTCACCCGCAAGCTGGTGAAGCTCCAGAACTGCACCTTCGAGGCGCAGGAGCACGCCCTCTACGAACTGCTCGCGCTGCCCTCGATGCGCCGCGCCTGCATCGACAACACCGGCATCGGTCGCCAGCTGGTCGAGCGTGCGCAGGCCCGCTTCGGCACCTACAAGGTCGAAGCCGTCACCTTCACGGGTGCGGTGAAGGAAGAGCTGGCCTATCCCGCTCGCGCCGCCGCCGAGGACAAGAGCGCCCGCATCCCCGACGACCGCACCATCACCGCCGCCTTCCGCTCGATCCGCAAAGAGACGACCGCCGCCGGCAACATCCGCTTCGTCGCCGAGCGCAACGAGAGCGGCCACGCCGACGAGTTCTGGGCGTGGGCACTCTCGCTGCACGCCGCCAAGACCTCTGGCACCCCCGGCAACTTCCACCGTTTCGGCCCCACCCAAGCCTCCCGCGCCCGCAGCTCCCGGCGTGAACGCACCATCCTCGCATGAGCCTTCCACGCCAACTCCAGGCCGCCGCCAAGTGGCGCGCCCAGTTCAACCCGCTCCGCTCGCTCACGTTCCAGCGCGCCGTGTCGCTCCTCGAAGGGGGCGAGCGCGGGGCCTACGCCGAGCTGATGTGGACTTATCGCTTTATCGAAAAACGCGAGGCCACCTTGCGCGCGCTCAAGCACCTGCGGCTCTCCGCCCTCGGCAAGCTCGATTGGGACATCAAGAGCGTGGACGACTCGCCCGCCGCCAAGGCGCAGGCCGAGACGCTGCGCGCCGCCTACGACCGCGTTGAGAACCTCCGCGAGGCCATCCGCTTCCTCGGGCTCGCCACCTTCCGGGGCTTTGCCCACCTGGAGAAGCGCTACGCGGGCGACAACCCCGCCGGCGGCATCGTGCGATTGGAGCCGGTTGAGCAGTGGTTCATGGCCCGCGACACCATCTACGGCCCGTGGGTGTATAACCCCGCCGCCTCGTCCGGCACCATCAGCGGCACGCCCATCGACCCCGCGCACTTCGTCATCCGCGACATCGAAGACCCGATCAACGAAATCGGCCTCATCTGCTTCCTGCGGAAAAATCTCTCTCAAAAAGACTGGGACGCCTTCATCGAGGTCTACGGCATAGACCCGCTGTTCATCGAGATGCCCGCTCAGGTGCCGCCCGAGAAGGAGAAGGAGTATCAGGCCATGGCTGAGGCCGTCGTGGGCGACATGCGCGGCGCGCTGCCCAACGGCGCGAAGGTCCAGACGGTCACCAGCGGCGCCCGTGGAGTGAACCCCTTCCAGCAGCACCTCGACTACCAGGACGCCCAGCTCGTGCTGGCCGGCACCTCCGGCAAGTTGACCATGCTCAACGGCCCCACCGGCCTCGGTAGCGGGCAAAGCGATGTGCATGCCGATACGTTTGCCGAGCTTGCCCAGGCCGAGGCCGGCGAGATCAGTGAGATCTTCCAGCGCCAGCTCGACCGCGTCCTCCTCAATCTCGCTCCCGGCGTGCGCCCGCTCGCCTACTTCGAGCTCGCCGCCAAGGACCAGACCGATGTCGGCCAGCTCCTCGATCACGCGGTCAAGGCGTCGCAGGCCGGCTTCCGGCTCGATGCCGCCGAGCTGGCGGAGAAGACCGGCCTCAAGCTAACCGTCGCCCCCGTCGCCGCTGCGCCGGCCTTTGGTGGCGGCGCGCCCGGATCCACGTTCAACCGCGCGGGCGCGCTCTCGCCCGATGCCGAGGCCCTGCGCCGTGCCAGCCTGGAGAAACTCGCCAAGGCGATCCAGGCCGACCTCGCCCCCCTGCGCGCCGCGCTCCAGGACGCGCTCGCCAAGGAAGACGACGCCGCGTTTGAAGCCGCCGCCGCCGAGATCCGCACGCAACTCCCCGCGCTCATGAAGAAGCAGGGGGCCGACAGCGCGACCGCCAAGGCCTTCGAGCATATCCTCGGCACCGCCCTCATCAACGGCGCCGCCGGTGGCGCCGAGGCCACCGCCACCACCAAGAACCGCCGCCAAGGCCCGCTCGCCTGGCTCACCAACCTTTTCGCCCGATGAACACCACCAGCCTCCCCATCACCCTCAACCGCGCCAGCGACGCGGCCTTCGCGCTCCCGACCGATGGCTGGGTGCAGCTCGCGCCCTACGGCGAGCTCGCCGCGCCCATGCGCCTGCCGGGTGGCGGCGAGGTCACCATCACCCAGGTGCTCGACCGCGAGAGCGCCGAGGTCATCGCCGAAAAGTTCCGCGCCTCGGCCGCGCAGCCCAATTTCCCCGGCATGCTCGTGGACTTCGATCATTTCTCGCACGACGACGACAAGAGCACCCGCGCCGCCGGCTGGATCGAGGAGGTCGAGGCCCGCGACGACGGCCTGTGGGGCCGCGTGAAGTTCTCCGCCAGCGGGCGCGCCGCGCTGGAGGGCGGCGACTACCGGCTGTTCAGCCCCGTGCTCGGCTTCGCCCCCCGAGACTATCGCGAGGGCGAGAAAGTCGCGCCCGTCGTGCTCCTGCGCGGCGCCCTCACCAACGACCCCCGCTTCAAAGGCATGCTGCCGATCGCCAACCGCGACCAATCCCTTTCCGCCCAGGAAAATCAAAACAACACCACCATGGACTATAAAGCCAAACTCCTCGCGCTGCTCGGCCTCGCCGCCACCGCGACCGACGCGGAAATCGAATCCGCCCTCACGCCCGCCACCGACAACATGGCCGCAGGCAAGCAACTGCCCGAGGTAAAGAACCGCCTCGTCGCGCTGGAGAAGCAACTCGTCGAGCACGACCTCGACAAGGCGGGTCTCCAAGGCGAGGCCCGCACCGCCGCCACTGCGCTGCTCACGAAGAACCGCGACGAGGGCCTCGCCTTCATCGCCGCCCTCGGCAAGCAGGGCAGCGGTTACGCCCCCGTGCACAATCGCGACGGCAAGCGCCCGCCCGGTGGCCACGCTCCCGCCGCCGACAAGCTCAGCCAGGCCGAGGCCAAGGTGCAGGCCTACCGCACCGCAAACCGCTGCACCTACGAGCAAGCCCACGCCGCCGTGCGCGCCGCCGAGCCCGCCCTCTTCACCGCCTGATCTTTTTCCGCAACCCAAGTCCCGTAACCACCTCCTCCCATGATCGTAAACGACAAGGCCCTCGTGGCCCTCACTCCCACCGCCGACCAGTCCGACAGCGAAGGTCTCTTCGTCGAGGCCTCCGGTCTCAACGCAGCCGTCGTCAACAACGCGGCCGACATCCCCCTCGGCGTCATCATCGACGGCGAGCCCACCACCGGCAAGAGCACCATCGCCATCTCCGGCGCTTACTCCGGCATCGTGACCGTGAAGGTCGCCCCCACCTCGCCCGGCGCCATTAACCGCGGCACCTACCTCACGCTGCGAAACGACGGCACCGTGCAGGCCGATGCCGGCAGCGGAGCCCGTGTCCGCGTCGCCCGTGCCCTTGAGGCCGGCGCCGCCAACGAGCTCATCCAGGCCATCCTCACCGAGCCGCTCGCCCTCACCTGAGCCGTCCTCCGCCTACCCACGACCCGCTACTCACTCATTCGCTAAATCATCATGTCCTCCCTTCGCAATAACGCCTCCTACAACGGCCGCCTGTCCAACTACGCGGCCGGCCTCGCCCAGGATCTCCAGTCTTCGCTGGCCGAGTTCCTGTTCCCCACCGTCCGCGTCCCTCAGTCGAGCGGCCAGTTCAAGCGCTTCGACGACAAGAACGCGTTCCAGGTCTATGAGACCTCCCGCGCCCTCGGCAACCAGCCCAACCGCATCAAGCTCGAATCCACCGACCCGTTCTACAACTGCAAGCCGCAGGGCCTGCAGGTCACCGTGGACGACGCCGAGAAAGAGGCAGCCGGCGCCGATGCCCAGTTGCTCGAGGAGAACAAGATCAAGACCCTCCTCGGCGCCACCACGCTCAGCCACGAGGATAAAGTCCTCGGCATCCTCAAGGCCGGTGTCACCGCCGTGGGCGCCCGTGGCGTGTGGAGCAACGCCTCCAACGACCCCGTCGCCGAGCTCGATGAGCAGATCGAGGCCATCGCCACCGCCACCGGCATGATGCCCAACCGCATCGCCTTCGGCATCGGCGCCTGGCGTGTGTTCCGCAATCACCCGCTCGTGCGCGCCCGCCAGCCCGGCGCCGAGTTGATCGGCCTCACGCCGGCGCAGGCCGTCGCCATGACGCTCAACCCGCAGATGGAGCTCAAGGTCGGCATCCTCTCCAGGGATACGACAAAGTTCGGCGCGGCCAAGGCGGCGACCAACATTGTCGGTGCCGAGGTGTTCCTGTTCTACAACTCCGCCAACCCCACCCAATACGATCCCAGCTTCGCGAAAAACTTCACGACGCTGCGCGGCTCGGTGGATGCGGTCATGACCCACCGCGAAGAGCCCGTCCTTGATGTGCACACCGTCATGTGGAGCGAAGATCCGCAGGTCGTCAGCACCGCCTGCGTCCGCCGACTCACGATCACCTGAGCGCGGTTCAACCCCAGCCTCCCGCCCACCGGCGGGCGGCTGTTTTGAGCCCGCCCACACTCTCGCCAACCCATGAAACACCTCGCCCGCCTCTTCCTCCTCGCGCTCGGCCTGCTCGCCGTGCTGCCCGTCCGCGCCCAGCTCGCACAGGGCCTCGTCGTCGATCCCAACTCGCCGCCCACGCTCACCGTGGGCCAGACCTACCCGGTCCTGCTCACCCCCACCGGAGCCCTCTTCACCAACGCCAGCGGCGGCGGTGGCGGCGGCGGCGGCGATGCCAGCGCAGCGAATCAGCTGACCGGCAACGCCTCGCTGGCGACCATTGCGACGGAGATCACAACGCTCGATGCCAAGGTGAACCAAGGCGTGGGCGACATGGCGACCGGCGTGCGCACGACCAGTGCCGAGGCTCGGAGTGTCGTCGGTGCTTCACTCAACGCGCCCGCGCTCAACCGCGAGCTGCTCACCAACACGGATAATGGCTGGTATGATGCGAAAGACTTCAACTCCGCCTCGCTCACCGTGGTCACGGGCGCGGGCATCTCCGCCGGCGTGCTCACTTTTGAGGCGACCGACGACGTTGCGGTCGCCGGGCAGCTGCAGCCGGTGCGCGTGGGCAACACGGTCACGACCGCACCCATTACCACCCTCACACTCTCGGCCAGCGCGATCAACCGCTACACGCTGAACCTCACGGCTCGCTACTTTCGGGTGCGGGTATCGACCGCCGTCGTGGGCGGAACCGTGCAGGCCTATGCGACTTTGCGACAACAGGTCTTTATTGACTCGAACTCGCTCGCCGCGATCACCGGCTCCATTTCTCCCGGAAATGCTTCGGGCAACTTGGGCAAGGCCGAGGATGGCGTGGCCAACACGGGCGACACCGGTGTGTTCATGCTTGGCGTGCGCCGCGACAGTCTCACGACCAGCACGGCGGCGACAGCCCGCTACGGCGAGCTGTCGCAGAATAGGTTTGGCGCGACCTACACGGCGGCATTCCGCACTGCGATGCGCACCTACAGTGCGACCGCTTCGATTACCGCCGCCGCTTCGGCCACTGACATCGCGGCTATTTTTGGCAACGCCACGACAACCGTGAACGTGACGAAAATCCGCATCAGCGGCATCCAGACCACGACGGGCACAGTCGAGGTGCTGGCCATCCGCCGTTCGACCGCCAATTCCGGTGGCACGTCCAGCAATTTTTCGGTCGCACAACACGATGCGTCCGACCCTGCCAACAGCTCGACGCCCATTGCCTACACCGCGAACCCCACGCCGGGCACGGCGGCGGGCACCCTGCGCCGCCAATACCTGCCCGTGGGCTCGGCGGCGTCAGGACTTTCCGGCGACTACATTTTCGAGTTTGGCGAGAACGGAAAACCCATCGTCCTCTCCGGCACCGCGCAGGGCATGGCCATCAACCTCAACGGCGTGACCGTCACCGGCGGTGTGTTCACGGTCACCATTGAGTGGGGCGAATTCTAACCCATGGCCTGGATCACTCTCACCGAAGCCGACGTCACGACCAAGCTCTCCGGCCCGGAGCTGGCGGCGATGAAGGGCGCAGCGCTCCAAGCCGCGCAGGTCAACCCGCTGCCCGAGATCATCACTCAGGTGGTGCGCGAGATCCGCGGCTACGTGCGCGGCTGCGAGCGCAACACCCTCGGCGAGGGCGACACCATCCCCGACGAGCTCCTCGGCGCGGCCATCAGCCGCATACGCTTCGAGCTGGCGACGCGCCTGCCTGTCGCGTCGCTGCTCACCGAAGACCGCCGCACTGCCAACAGCAACGCCCTCGGGCTCCTGCGCGACGTGGCCGCCTGCAGGTTCTTCGTCGTCACTCCCGCCACCCCCACCACCGAGCAAGCCAGCACGCCCACCCCGCGCTGGAAAGCCCGCGACCGCACCACCGGACGCACCCTCAGCGACGGACTCTGACTCCCATGCCCGACATCCTCGACACCCTCCGCCGCCGCACTCCCGTGCTGGCCGATCTCTCCGCCAAGCAGTGGGGCGAGGTGTCGCTCGGCTTGCGCGACCGGGCGTTTTTCTCCGCCCGCGTCCAAGACCTGCGCTTCCTCGCCGAGGCCCGCCGCCAGGTCGAAGGACTCGCCGAGGCCAGGATCTCCCGCACCGAGGCCCGCGACGCGCTCCAAAAACTCCTCGGCTCCTTTGGCGACACCTCCCGCGACCCCGGTGACTTGACCGATCTTGGCAGCGAGTCGCGCCTCAACTTGATTCTCGACACGCCCCTTGAGCAGGCCCAGGGCTACGGCCGCTTCCTCGCCGAGCAAGACCCCGCCGCCCTCGACGCCTACCCGCTGTGGGAACTCGTGCGCGACGAAGGCCGCGAAGAACCCCGCGACTGGGCCGCCCGCTGGGCCGCCGCCGGGGGCACGTTCTTCGGCGGTCGCATGATCGCGCTCAAGAGCGACCCGGTGTGGGCGGCGATCTCGCGCTTCGGCACACCGTATCCGCCTTTCGATTTCAACTCCGGCATGGGCGTGCGCAGCCTCGACCGCACCACCGCCGAGGAGCTGGGCTTCCTCCAGCCCGGCGAGCCGGTCACGCCCATCGCGGCGGGCTTCAACGACTCGCTGCAGGCGACGCTCCCCGATGCCTCGCCCGCCACCGTCGAAGGCTTCAAGTCCATCTTCGGCGACCAGGTCGATGTGCGCGGCGGCAAGGTCGTGTGGCAGGGCCAGCGCCTGCGCGACACGTTGGAAGCCGCACTGGCCGACAACCAATTCAAGCGCACCCTCGACCTCGGCCAGGCCACGGGCAAGACGCTCGACCTCGCCCGCCAGGCCGGCGTGCAGCTCAAGCCCGAAGCCGTGCTCAAGCTCGATGCCGACCACCTGCGCAAGGTGTGGCGCGACCACGGCCCCGGCGGTGAGAAGCGCGGCGACCAGCGCCCGCTCGACTCGCTCGACATCGAGCTGCTGCCCCACGTATGGCGCGACCCCGACAAGGTCACCCCCGGCGACACCCCCGGCGACCTGGTCTTCGAAAAAGCCATCATCGGCCGCTCGGTCATGGTCACCTGGCGCCCCGCGCCCAAGACCGGCGCGGTCAACCTGCAGACGCTCTACGTCAAAACGGAAGGGGGCACCCCGTGAGAAGCGCCCCCCCTGCCAGCCAGTGCCTGATGCCTCGCGGCCCCAAGCATAACGCCCGTGGCGACTCTCGCTGCGCAGCTCCAAGAAAACCCGCCTGCACGCCCGTTGCAAGCCAGCGTGGGGGTCCCGCATGAGCCAGCTCGGCCTAAGCATCACGCTCACCGGCGAGGGGCTCACCGCCCCCGCCCGCGCCCTGCTCGCCTTGCGGCCGGAAAAGCTTGGCCCGGTCGTGGGCATCGCCGCCCACGACATCGTCACCAATCGCCTGGCGCTGCTCTCCAACTCCCGCAAAAACCAGTTGGGCGGCAAGAGCACGCGCTTCTACGGCCGCGCCCTGCGGGCCACCACCTGGAAAGCCCAGGGCGGCGAGGTCACCGTGTCCATCGCCGGCCCCCTCGGCATCCGCCAGCGTTTCTACGGCGGCACGATCAAGCCGCGCCCCGGCAAGAAATACCTGACGATCCCGGTCGCCCCGGAGGCCCACGGCCGCTCAGCCGGCTCTTTCGGCGGCGAGCTCGAAGTCATCTTCGGCCAGGGTGGCCGCCCCATCGGCCTCGCCAGGAAGGCCCAAGGCAAGCGCAAGTTCGGCGTCATGCTCTACCGGCTGGTGCGCAGCGTCACCCAGCGCCCCGACCCCACGATCCTGCCCAAGCCCGCCGAAACCACCCGCCACATCAACAACGCCATCGAGCGCCACGTCGCCGTCTCCCTCAAGAAATGAGCATCCTCGCCAAAACCCTCCAGGACGCCGTCGTCGCCCACCTCGCCGCGCTCCCCGCGCTTGCCGGTGTGCCCGTCGTCGGGCGCAGAAAAGGCGTCATCACCTCCGACATCGAGGCCGCCGTCGCGACCATCGGCGCTTGCCTCTACGTGTTCCCCGCGCTGCCCGTCGAGGTGAACCCCGACCTCCCCGGTCCCTACGTGACGAAGCTCCAGATCCGCGTGCGCGCCATCGAAGCCCCGGCCATCAACTCGACGCTGCCCGACGCCTACGAGCTGGCCGAGGCGGTGCTCACCGGCCTGCACGAGGCCGACTTCCGCGCCGTGGCGGGGCTCGACGGCATCAACCCGGTGCAATGCCTCAGCCGGCCCATCGAGGAGATACCCGACGAAGAGCGAATGATCTTCGACCTCACGTTCGAGACCTCCGTCGGCCTGCCCGTCTAAGCCCCCGTCTACTCGTTCTCCCGCTACTCATCATGAAAAAATCCGCCAACAACACCACGCCACCCGCCCTCGACCCCTCGACCGCCGTCGAGCGCCCGCACACGCAGCTCTTCGCCCATGCAGCCACCGGCCGCACGGTCGGCTACCAGCAGCCCGACGGCGACGGCCTCGCGCTCTTCGGCCTGCAGCGCACCTACATCGCCACCGTCCCGGCCGCAGAAGTGCCCGCCATCATTCCTCCCGAAGTCCCGCCGCCGGCCGCCACCGCTTAAACTTAAACTTCCGACTTAAACTCCCATGATCAATCGCACCACACTCGTCCGAGGCCCCGGTTCCATCACCTTCGATGGAGCCTCCATCCACTCCGAAACCAACATCGTCGCGACCCTCGTCGAAGAGTATTCCGACTCGGTGTCCTCCGGCTTTGGCCGCACCGGCCGCAAGCTCCTCAACCGCTACGTCGAAGTCACCGCGCAGCCCTCCATGTGGCTCAACCTTGACAAGCTCTTCCCCTACGCCGCCACCCAGATCGAGGATGCCATCTTCGGCGCGACCGACAAACCCCTCGTCATCACCCCGCGCAACGGCCGCACGCTCACCGTGCTCAACGCCAGCATCACCACGCTGGCCAACTTGAAGTGCTCGGCCGCCGCCGCGCTCTTCAAGAGCCCGATCACCTGGACCGGCCTGTGCGCCAACAACACCAGCCCGGCCACGCTCGCCAACTACTTTGTCCAAGGCGGCACCGTCGGCGCCGGCGTGCTCCTCACCGGCTTCGACAAGACCAAGATGTTCCGCGGTCGCTACACCGGCGTGCGCAACGGCGTCACCCTCCAGAGCGATGGCGGCTTCGACATCGACTTCGCCCTCAACCTCGAAGCCTACCGCCCCGATGGCGAGCCCACCGTCCAGTTCTACCTGAAGAGCCTGGAGGCCGCCGTGAAATGCCGCCCGGCCGGTCTCACCGAAGCCGCCTACCTCGCGCTCTTGAACGACGGGGTGGACATTGGCGCCGAGGCACCGCTTCACGACATTGTGGTCGCCGGCCCTTCGACCGGCTCCCCCTCGATCACCCTCGCCAAGACCATGGTCGAGCCGGGCAGCTTCGTTTACGGGGGCGAATTGCGCACCGGCGAACTCACGTTCCAATCGGTGCGCGAACCCGCCACCAACGTGCTCCCCGCGCTCTGGACCATCGGCGTCGTCCCCACGCCCTAACCCCGATCTTCGTCACAGAGTGCGACCCTCCGAACGGCTCGGACTCTGTGACCTCCCTGCCGAACTCCGGCTCGGCTCTGTGACAAAAAATCCGACTCCGAAAACCACCTAACCGTGAAGGTCAAATACGGATCACTCTGGCTTGCCACCGGCGGCAAAGAAGCCGCGCAAAACGTGCAGCTCAACGGCACACAGGTCGTGGACGTGCAGCAACTCTTCCGAGCGGCAGCCGTGCGCCCGGTGGGCCGCGGCAACAAGGCCGATACGCTCGCGTTTTCCGTGCGCCTGGCCAAAGGCACCCTCCGCCTCGCCGAGCGCTTCCTCCTGTCGCACCTCGCCCATCTGCCCACCGACGGCCAGTTGGAGATCGTATGCGGCCGCGACAGCGACTCGGAGACATTTTACAACCACGCCGCGCTGGTCTCGGTCGAGCGCACCCAGCTCGGCGTCTCGCCCTCCATCCGCTACACCTTCACCTGCGGCCTCTTCACCACCGACGGCACCAGCCTGCCCTCCCTCTTCGACGAGATCGACGGCGGCGCCGCCGACAGCACCTACAGCGGCGCCGCCCTCGAAGGCTGATCCCGCCGCCATCCCAACCACAGATCATCGACTGCCACTCCGCATGCCCACCCGCATCAAACTCCGCCGCGACACGGCCGCCAACTGGACCTCGCTCAACCCCGTGCTCGCCCAGGGCGAGCCCGGCATCGAGCTGCCCGCCTCGTCGGGAGCGCAGCCCCGCGTGAAAATCGGCGACGGCGCGCTCGCCTGGAATGCCCTGCCCTACGCCGCCGCGACCCCCGCCCAGCTCGCCGCCGAGACGACCGCGCGCGTGGCGGCGGATGCGGCACTCGCCAGTGACATCGCCGCCGAGGCTGCGGCGCGGCAAGCACTCGCCACCGGCCTCGCCACCGAGACGTCCGCGCGCGTGGCGGCGGATGCGGGACTCGCGAGTGACATCGCCGCCGAGGCCGCGGCGCGGCAAGCACTCGTCACCGGCCTCGCCACCGGCGACTCCCTGTCGGCTGCGGTCATCTCGTCGAAATTGGCAGATGCCCTCATCGCCGAACTCACCCGCCGCTGGCCGCTCAACGACGGCACCATGCACTTCGCGACCACGCGCACCGATGCAGGTGTGTTTACGGCTAAAACCTCGACCGGGTATGCGCGCCTCATCAACCCCGACGGCACCTTGGGCGTGCAAGCCGGCACGGGAGCGCCAGGCAACAACATCACGCTGACCATACCCGCAGGCTCTGGCCTGCGGGCGATGGGCATCCTCTCGGTCTCCAACGGAGGCGGCACCCGCAGTGGAAATATCACCAGCCTGGAGATTTTATCGCGGCAGATCGTGGCTTTTTCGGTGGGCAGCATGACCGGACTGAGTAGCGTCAACTGCGCCGACAATTCCGGCCTCACGAGCCTGCCAAACTGGGCGAACGTGAGCTTCGTCGAATGCTCCAACTGCCCCGGCCTCGCGACTCTGCCAAACTGGGCGAACGTGAGCTTCGTCGCATGCCCCAACTGCCCCGGCCTCACGACTCTGCCAAACTGGGCGAACGTGAGCTTCGTCGGATGCTACAACTGCCCCGGCCTCACGACTCTGCCGAACTGGGCGAACGTGAATAACGTCAGCTGCTACAACTGCCCCGGCCTCACAAGTCTGCCGAACTGGGCGAACGTGAACACCGTCAACTGTTCCGACAACCCCTGCCTCACAAGCCTTCCAAACTGGGCGTGGCCAAATACGGGAGAGAATAACTTATATGCCTCCAACTGCCCCGGACTCACATCCGCCTTCATCGACAGCTGGTTTAACGCCTACGCCGTCACCCGGCCAGCATACCTCTACGTCGATATCACGGGCTCCACGGGTGATCCCACCGCCGCATCCGCCGCAGTGCGGGCTGATCTGGTTTCGATCGGGTGGACCTTGATTTTCTAATTTATGAACATGAAATACACCTTTCGCGCGAACACCGCCAGCCCCACCCATCGCCGCCTTGCCGACGGGGTGACGGGCATCCTCCGCGCACACGCCGCCAGCACCGTGATCCAGCCCGAGACAGCCAGCGTCGCCGCCGAGGATTATGAGCTGATCCTGCCTCCGCCTGCGCCTGCCACTCCACCGGTGCCCCGCCAACAAGAAACCGAGGTCGTGCTGGCGCGACTCACCGACGCTGAATACGACGCGCTCACCACCTCGCCCCACATCGGCATCCGCCGCGCTGTGGATGCCGCCCGCGCCACCGGCATCATCAGCGAAGCCCACCCCGCCTTCGCCCCTTTCGTGGCCGGTGCGGATGCGCTCGGCATCATCGCCACCACTCGCTGGGCCGCGCTCCTCGCGCCCTGATTCCCTGCGGTCTCTCGCTCTCAAATTGACCTGCCAACCATGGACCCCCTCGACATAAAAATCGTCACCACCGCCGATACCACCGGCTCCAAGGCCGCCGCGTCGTCGCTCAATGATGTCTCCAAGGCCGCCGGCAAGGGCACGGCCGCTGCGCTCGCCCAAGGCAAGGCAGTCAACGAACTGGGTGAAAACTTCGATAAGGGCGCCGCCGCCGGTCGAGTCTTCGGCGATATTTCCCGAGGCAACGTCCTCGCCCTCGGCCAGCTCGGAGCCGCCATCAAGGCGGTCGGTGCGTTGCTCAAGACCAACCTCATCGGCGGGCTGCTCACCATCGGGGCCATCGGTGCCACCATCCTGCTCCCCATCATCCAGGGCTTTGTCCAAAAAAAGAAAGCCGCCGACGATGCCGCAAATTCCGTCGATGCCGTCACCGCTGCGGCCAAAAAACTCGGCGAACAAAGGCTGGACACCCTGCGAGCCGAACTCGATGCCATCGCCGGCCGGGCCGACGATGCCCTCACCGCCCTCACCGCCGCCATAACCGCCGCCAACGAGTTGGCAGACGCTCAGGACCAGCTCGACCTCGCCAAGATCGAGGCCGACCCCTCGCTCTCCGCCGAAGAGAAAGTCACCCGCCGCGCCGCGATCGCCGAGCGCGCCGCCACGCGCCGCAGTGCTTCCGCAGTCGCCCAGGCCGAAGGCGTCGTCGGCATCCGCCGCACCGCCCGCGACGAAGCCTCGCGTGCCGAGACGGGAGCCGCCGCCAACTTCACGGCCGCCAGCCAGCCCTTCGCCCGCGCCCGCGAGATCGAGCGCGAGATCGCCGCCAACAACGCCGCCGCCCGTGGTGGCAGCCGCACCGTCGCCAGCGCCGCCGCCCGCGCCAACGTGCCGCTCAACGCCGAGCTCTCCCGCCTCAACGACCCGAAGACAAAAGCCGCCAACGAGACCGCCTTGGCCGAGGCCACCAAGCAGCTCGAGGCCGCCAATAAAGCCGCCCTTAAGAGCGCCGAAGACCTCGCCGCAGCCGAGGCCGAGGTGGCCCGTGTGCGCGGTCAGCAAAAAGCCCTCGCCCCCATACAGGAAGAGACCCGCCGCGTTCAGACCGAGGCCGCTCTTGTCCCCGCCCGCCAAGCAGACGCCGCCGCCCGCGCAGACGCCGCCGCCGAGGCCGCCGCACTTTTCAACACCCGCGCCGCCGCCCCCGGCCTGCAAGCTGGCGCCCAGCAGGTCGGCCGCTCCGGGGCCGCCGCCAAGTCGCCCGAACTCTTCACCGCCGCCAAGGCCCTCAACGACGCCGCCGCCGCCGCGCAGGAAGGCGGCACCACCGCCGAAGAAGCCAAGGCCCTCGTCGAAGCCGCCGCCAACCTTCAGGCCGTCTTTGATAAACAAAAACTGGAGAGCGCCGCTCTCAAAGCCTCGATCGCCACCCTCGCCGCGCAGATAAAAACCCTCGGCAAATCCGCCCAATGAGCACCTTCCTCCTCAACGGCTCCCCCCTCGCCAGCCTCGGCCTGGCCAACCCGCGACTGTCCTACGCCTCGATGCAGGCCGATGCGCTCACCCTCGACCACCTCACCGCCGCGTGGGATGCCGACCCCATCTTCGCCTACGCCGAGACCCTCACCCTCACCCGAGACGGCGTGCCCGTCTTTGTTGGGCGAGTCCGCCGCTTCCCCCGCTTCGCGGGCCCCACCGCCGAGACCACCAGCTACGAAATCCTCGGCCCGTGGGACTGGCTGGAGCGCCGCGCCTTTGTGCAGCAAGTCGCGGTCGTCGCCGACCCCGCTGTCTCCACAACGCCCATCTACGTCGCCAGCGGCTTCGTCATTTTGAACCAGCTCAACGACGGCACCAGCGTAAACATCGCCGACAGCCTCGCCGTTGTGATCAACCAAGCCATCTCCTCCGGCGTGCCGATCCTGCTGGGCACCATCACCGGCTTTGACTATGCGACCGGCTGGGACGAAATCACCGATCTCACGCTCGCCGACGCCATCACCCGCCTCCTCGCCAGCGCCCCCGATGCCGTCGTCTGGTGGGACTACACCACCGCCCCCACACCCACGATCCACATCGGCCGCCGCGCCAACCTCGCGGACGTCTCCCTCGTCATCGCCCCGGCCGGCAGTCCGCCCTCCGCCTACGGCCCTGGCGGCTACGCAGAGTTCGAGTCACTGCGCCTTATGAGCCGCCCCGACCTCGTCGTCCCCGGCACCTTTATCACCTACCGTAGCACCGACACGGTCAACGGAGCCAGCTACCTCAAACTTGTCGGCCAAAACGCCGTCTCGGACCTGTCAGTCCAGCACACCGCCGAGAATGCGCTCGTTCGCACAGTCGAGCTGGCCGGGGCCAGCTTCAGCGAAACCATCCTGACTCAAGAATGCAAAACGCTGCCCCTGGCTGCCGCACTCACCGGCGGAGGCACCGTCACCTCAGGCGGTGATTTCGACGAGCTCATGAAGTTCTGGAAGCGCAAAGTGCCCGCGCTCGCTCACCCCGATGTAGTCATAAAAGGCTTCAAGGATCGCGGCCGCGAGGCCGCTCCGGTCGCCTCAGCCGCCGGCGAAAATGAAACCCCGATCCTTGACACCAGCCTTGTGCGCGAACTCATCGAAGGCGCGATCACGCCGTGGATGCGCGAGGGCGGATTAAACCGCAAAGGCCAGGAGCAGAATTTCACCGCGCGCATCGCCTTTTCAATAAAAGGCGTGGACCAAAAAGATGCCGACGGCATGGGCATCGTCTTCACCGCAGGCGTCATGGCTACAACAATCAGCGTCCACAGATTCAGTATCCTGTTGTCTGAAAATGCAGTGTGA